CGTTGGAACATAGTGTATTGATTCTGAACAAAAGTTAATCTGCGTGTTAGTAGATCGAAGAAGTGGAAGCCACGAGGATCGTATGCATCATTCCAAGTAAGTTCATATGGATTACCAAGATAGTAGATCTGACCATCATCTGACTTGTGATGATAATGACCACTGAATACCATATCAAATTTCTTGAATAGATCCTTGTGAAGACCATCATGTGAAACCATACCACGATGCATTACAAAACCTTCAATCTCGAAATGCCCCATGCAAAGAGTAGACTTAGTTTCCTTTAACTCTTTAACAGACGCTTCATAGTTTTCTGCACAGATCCAAGGCATGAAACAAATATCATACCCACCGACATCCAAAGTAGTTGGTTGCGAGATAATGTTGATGTTTTTGTATTCGTTGAGCAGTAGTTCTGGAGAATTGACTTCGTTTGTGTTTTTGAAGTATGTGTCATGGTTACCTGCAATCATGTGAACGGTGATACCACGCTCACGAAGTGGTTCAAAAAACATCTTCTTAGCACGATCAAGTGCATAGAAGTTCATATACTTCCTACGATCGAATGTATCGCCTAGTACAAGTAGTGTATCAATACCACTAGAATCAATAGCAGGAAAGAAATTATTTCTGTAGAATTTTTCATAGAAGTCCAAAAAAGCAACTGAATCGTTGCGTGCACCAAAGTGCTGGTCTGTAATTATAGCGACTTTCAATCTTATTCCTCCGCTTCGTCAGATTGGTCACCACCCATAAAATCATCCAGTGAGGGTTCTTCTTTTTTCTTCTCTAATTTCTTTGCTTTTCGTTCTGCTGCTTTTCGTTCAAAGAAATCATCCACCTGATGATTAGCCTGTAAGTATTCCATATACGTGTTACTATATTCACCTGCCCTTCCACCATCACTTTCATGAACATCAAATAAGTCCATTGGAAGATCTTGAATCATTTTACCACGAATGTAGGTTTGTTTCTTTTCTTTTGTTATGCGTCGGAGAAATGCATAGTAGATAATCTGTGTAAAATAGGCAAATGGATTTGAAGATTTTTCTGGATCAAAGTTATCAATATATTGAAGACAGTTTTCAATACCGTCGGAGATCATCTCCTCACGATATGAGTAGTTAATAAAATTAGGTTTATAGGATAGATGATTAGCGATTTTTAATACACATTCGCCAATATAGTTAGATACTTGGGGTTTGGGTTTTCCAAGTTTCTTTGCTTCGATAACTTTATCACGACGTTCTATCAACGCCTTTAAGAATTCTTTGTTGTCTACATATTGTGCCATAAGTGGTACTTCTCCAATTCATTTTTTACATTATACATCATAATATCATAAAAGACAAGTTGTTGATCTTGCAACAAACTTGCAATAACCACCGTTGACTGCTTGTCTTTTTGCTTGACATGAGGCATAATCTACGGTGTTAGGGTTGATGATAAGACTATTAGTGATATGTCTTCTTAGTCTCCATCAGTTTATCCATTGCTTCATCTACAGGATCTTCTTCGATTCCATCCCACTCATCCCAATCTAGATCAGCAGAATGTTCAGGATTCACAATAATAGCACGATAGTGCTGGATCATATCTTTGCTTAATTTTTTTATAAAGAGGATATGCCCTTTATCAATTATATATTGGGGATCGTCCGAAAGTTGTGTCAGAGGCATAGCAGCAAACTTTGTAAATTTACGTCTGCCGTTTTCATCTAGTTCTGGCATCATTCGAATTTCCATGGGATACTCTAATTTTACAAACTTAGCATCCTCACCTTTCAATATAGCCATAATTTCCATATCATTCATAAGTCTTGCGACTACATAAATCTCTGAGCCATCTAGTTTTATATCTTTAGTCAAGATTTACCTCCACAATCTTAATTTTGAAGTCTTCTTCTGCATAGGTTTTATATCTTTCAGCTGCATGATTTAGTGTATGATTCTTCCAAGACTTCCAATGTAAATCGTCTGCTAGATCATAAAGATCGCAAGACTGTTTACCCTCTTTCAACCTCAATCCACGTCCAATAGATTGCAGATTCCTAATTTTAGATTTTGATGGTGAGGCAAAAATAATGTTTTCGATTGAGGGGATGTTAATACCAGTACTGAATGTTCCATAACTCGCAACGATTATACAATCTTCTGCATCACGAGCAACTTCACGAATTCTTTCCCTTTCCGATACAACCGTTTCCCCAGCGACAAAGAAAACTTGTTTCCCAACCTCTTTGGCTTTTTTATCAATTTCTTCGTATAAATGTATGCCATGTTTTTTGACATATTGAAATAGTACTAGCGTATTTCCTTTCTGCTTTACAGCAAGGTTACGAATAAACTTATTTCGTTTTTCGTTCCGCACAATGAAGTCCATTTCATCTTGATATTGTGCACGCTTCATTGTTTCACGGACATCATCTGGATATTTCAACATAATACATTTGATGTCAAGATCCGAGAGACGACCTGAGTCCATTAATTGTTTGGTGGTTGTAACTTTGTAAACTGGTCCAAAGATACCTTCCAATACCAAACGGTGAACCTTTTTATTATCTAGCGTCCCTGTCGTGCCGATACGGTATCGAATATTGTCCATTTTACCTAATGTATCAGTCAATGACTTTGCTTTGAATTGATGTGCTTCGTCACCAAAGATAACATCAAACTGTCGGAACCAATTTTTTGGTTGTTTGTAAATTGATTGCCATGTAGTAATTAACACATCTCGAGTGAAGTCTTTTGGGAAACCGCTGTATAGTTTCTGGCAGTGCTGTTCAACATCCCAACCATTTGACGAGGAATAGTCTTCAAAGTCAGCATACATCTGTTCAACCAATGATGTAGTTGGTACAATTAGAACTATTTTTCTACCGTATTCGAGGTGGTATCGTAGAGTTGCATAAATGATGAGTGACTTTCCAGAAGCTGTAGGTGACAAGAGTAACGTTCGTTCACGGCTGATGGCTGTGTAGATGGCATCAAGTTGGTAATCTCGAATGGTAATTGGTTGTCCTCTGGATGAAGGATTAAGGGATCTGACAAACCCTTCAATGTAATCTTCATCGTGGTCACATTGTACCCTGAGTTCTGCATCGATTTCCAGTTCATATTCATTCCTTTTACAAAATTCTTGGACGTAATGAAGTAGTCCAACATAAAGAGTTTTGCGAAGTTGATCATAGAGGCGCACTTTACCATCCCACAATCTTGCTCTGTATTGTGGTGTAAACCTTGCTCCAGGATATTCGTATGTAAAGAAGTCGGTTAGCTCTTGCTCAATAGATGCATCACCAAACACACGAACATATACATCGTCTAGTTTTTCAACTTTAATCAATTTTACATTCCTGCTAAGAATCGTTTCCATTCAACAGCTGTTTTGATCTGCCAGTCACGTGCTTTAATTTGTGCCATGATAGACTCCAGCTGATAAATCATTGCTTCGAGATATTCGATTCGGACTTTGACTTTATTCAAGTCTTCATCGCCCTGTAGAAATTCATCCATTTCGTTCTTCAATGGTTTTACACCTTGCCATTGTTCCCAACCAAGATCGGAAAGTTCATCACGAGAGAGTTCCCCTCGATAATAACGAAATTTATGTTTACGGAGAATGTTGTGATCCGACTGAAGTTTTGTGTGCTTCAGTTTGGTATTCATCAACAGTTTTAGATATTTTGCGTGGAGTTTTGGGGTGGCTGTTGTAGTTTCGCCCAGATAGTTGTCATCAATATCTGCGTCCACTGCCCACATGTCGAGTATTTCATCAATTGTCATAATAACCTCATTTTTGTTAGGGTATCTTGTATTATACCCCAGAATTACAAATTAGTCAAGAAATTTATAGTATGCATACCTTAGTGACATATTACCTATTAGATAGGTTACATCTGAGTTTCGTGATTCGAATGTTAGTGAATCAAGACTTGTTGGGAACATATCATAAATTGCAACAGTAACTGATGGTTTGTTATTAGAATTTAGGATTTCTAAAGTAGCATCAGATGTCATCTGTCGTAGTTCTGAACCAGAACCAATAAAAGATCCAGGAGCAGTTCCTGCAGAAATCAATCGTTGATACTGCTCATGCTCTTGTGGGAATGCAAGACCGATAATCCAATTATAGATTGCTTTGTAGTTTGACATATCTTCAGCGATCAAAAATTGAACAGACAGTGTATCATACGTCAATGATTCTCCAGGAACAGGAGTTACGTTCAATGGGTTACCAAAGTCTGGTGCACCTAGCAAAACTCCAGGAAGATTTACCGACTGGCAAAAGAAGGATACTTCTGGTAGTTTGTCAATAGCAAATCGAAATCCATTAGGCGATAATGGATTAATGTCTGCTGGAATTGGGCAAGATATAGTTGTCATGTATTTCCCTAAATTTCATCTACGTATTATTTAGGCATAAAAAAAGGGGGAGCAATTGCTGCTCCCCCAAGTAGAACCCTTAACAGGTTTCTTATTTTATAAGCTAAACTTACATCAAGTTTGTTACAGCTACACGACGGTAGTAGTAGTTCTTGTCTGCAGTTAGGTTGTCTTCACCAGAAGCACCATCGTCAAGGTTAACGAATGGGTTAGCAACTAGACCGTAACGAGTCTTAAAGCCGATTTTTGGCTGGAAGCTGTTAGGATCTACAGCACGTACCAATTGTAGTGGCACGTATGGGCAGTAGAAAAGACCTGCGTCAAAGGCAGAAGTACCTTTGTAACCAACTACGAAGAACTGGTTGTCAGATACGTTTGCAGAGTATGGATCAACATAC